CGCCTTCGCATCAGCGGCAGTTTTACCTATGCTTCTGAACTGGGCAATGATCGCCTTTCTCGCATTGTCCCATTTGTCTTTAGGAGGTGGAGGTAACATACTTTCCAATTGGTTGCAAAGACGGTTGTATTCATCACCAACGAGCAAACCGATACTATCAGTCCGTCCATAAGTGAAGCCACGGATCAATTCATGCCGGTCTACGTTAGCACCAGTGCCATTGACCTTCTTTAACAAGGCAAAAAACCTTGAATAATCTGCCATAGTAACTTATTTAATTGAAATATTTTACAACTTGTTTCCCTATCCATCTTGCCATTGGTCTAGCAACACCATTACCTACCAGTTCATAGGCATAATGATTGTCAGGAAGGATGTAGTTGTCGGGTACCCCTTGCAATCTTGCATATTCACGGTAGGTGAACGGCCTTAAGCCATATCTGAAACGTTTATCTTTCACCATCCTTGTTCCCATATCCTTTGCATAGTGTGCAACACACGTAGGTGCGATACTATGGGGATCAGAAGGGTCAACAATAATAGGCATGTCACGGTATTCACCTTTGATCCTTGAGATAACTGATGGATTAAGTTTAACCTTTGGATTTCTTTCAAGAATGCTTTTTATAGTTGGTATATTCCTGGCTTTTGTTGGTGCAGATACATTGAAAGGCTTTCTTGTTCCGAATATGATAAGCCGTTCCCTGTTCTGTGGTAGCCAATTTGAAGCATTGACTGGGCATATCACTGTGACATAGTAGTCAGGGAGTGATGTAAATGCCTCCATAACTACCTTAAACTTCGTCATTCCAGGGACGTTTTCTAGCACATACATTTCATTTTTCTCCAAACATTGAAGCCTTAATGCGTGCAAAAACAGTTCTTCGCCTGTCCGGGTGCCGTGTATATCCGCCATAGTCGAATATTTTTTGCATGGCCAGGTGAAAAAATTCACATGACTACCCGGCTGTTGCTTTGCCAGCGCATCTGATACATCACCGTTTACGATCTTATGACCGAATATTTTTTCGTTTGCAATCATTGCTCTAGTCGCTCTCTTGTCGAGATCATGGGACTGGATAATATCAACACCACCTTCCATCAAGCCCATGTCCATCAGACCGCCTCCACTAAACCAGCTTTTTCCTGTAGGTATTATTTTTCCCATTCGTTCTTATGCAAAGTATTTTTCAATTAAAAATTCCTTTTCTCTTTTCTTTAGGGGTTGTTGTGTCCTTCTAAGAAACACAACAACCCTATTGGCATCAAATCGTTGTTCATTACCGGAATCATTCTTACACACTGAAAATTTCTTAAACGCCGTTCTTACTTTAATCATTGTATGGTATCTCAATTGCCAGACCTCTTTTTTGCTATCATTTATAAAGTAAAACCGATCACCAGTAATGAAGCAACAGATATGTGTCACTTCGTTTGGTTTTGGCTCTCTCATGACTTCAGATAAAATTGAAATTCTTCAATCCATTCAACGGTTAGTTTCACTATCTCTGAATTGGCTGGTGTATCACCTTCTGAAATACCCATAAACCAGCGTTCAGTATCGGAACTTGCATCTGGCTTAATACCAGGGATCAGTTCATAAGAACATCCTTTAGCTTGTGCAGCCGTTCCCATGAAACAACTGCATTTCGATGTGTATGAACTACCATCTACCTTTCCATCAATAAGGGCTTTCTTCAAAAAAGGGACTTCATTTTTTAACACCAGCATACGACCAAAGAAATCAAAGCGGACTGGCTCCAATGCACCCGAATCTTTCAGGTTCTTCATACTCGGACTGTCGAACTTACTGTTGTCGAACTTACTGTTGTCGAACTTACTGTTGTCGAACTTACTGTTGTCGAACTTACTGTTGTAGAACTTACTGTTGTAGAACTTACTGTTGTCGAACTTACTGTTGTAGAACTTACTGTTGTCGAACTTACTGTTGTAGAACTTACTGTTGGAAAAATCAATATTTGAAAGGTCAAGCCCGGATAAATCAGCTTCATTAATCCATTCACCTTTAAATTTTTCCAGCATTTTAATTACTGTTTTCTTGACAGTATTTTTTTCTTGTTCATGTTCAAAAAGTATTGAACCTGCAAGTGTTTTGATTTCAATTTTAATCATGGTATTTTGTTTTAGGTTATAATTTATTTTATGCTTGAATTTTACTTTGAAAAATATAAGTACTGTATCGGGCGAAAGCATAGTTATTAAACTTGCACAAGCCGGGGAGTCGAACCCCGGACACGGCCAGATCCGTTACTTGTTAGTATTCGTTTGGAAACTCGTAACACAGACCTTGACACATACTGTATTGATACACGCAAGGACCCATGCACCAGATGTATGCGTTAGACCCCATAGGGTGCTGGTTACAATTACTCTCGCACACAGCGGATTGCGCTCCACAATAAACATAGCACATAGGATATGCTTTACTGTCATACTTTTCAATGAACGCCTTCGATTTCTCAGAAAAAGAAATAAACCTGTTTACAACTACCACAGATCTCTTCTCTGATTGATCTGACAGCTTTAAAACAAACTGGGCCTGGTTTTCGATCTTGTAATCTTTAACAAAACTGTTCAACTCCAGTTTGAAGAGAAAAAATTCAGACTTCAGTACCGAGAGATCATCCTTCATTGAAATGGTCTGAACATCAGGAACAGAATTCATTTCTGTTTGTGCAAAAGAGCTGGTAATTGTAAAGGCTACCAGTAAAGCCATGATCATCTTTTTCATTGTTATTGTTTTGAGGTTAAAAAATACGTTTTACAATTTTTCTTCACCCAATCGTCCACCCTTTCTCCATTGCTTATATGTCTTACCACTGCATCCAATTGTTTTACATTAAGGAATATTCCATTAGACTCCAGGAAGTTTTTGATTTGAACGGAGAGGTAGTTACTAGGTGTCATTATTTTAATTATTTGCTGCTGTTACCGAATTTTATAAGTGGCGTATCTTTTTTAAGCATCAACGGGTGCCGGGGTGCTCCTGAATTACAAAAACCAAAACAAAGCGCTCCAGCATACATTTCTTCCATAAACTCCACCCGATCAGCAAACATTTCATAGAGTGATAGGATGTTGAAGCCGCCCCAACAGAACACAACATCTTTGCACTTCGCTGAAATTTCAGTAAAACATTTGTTGCTATCACCCTGCAAGTCCTGTGCATACTTCAATTGTTTTGGGTACGGTGTGATGTATGCAAAAAGATTCATCATGTAGAAGCCTCCATATCCAGCATTCTTAATAAGAGATTCTAGCCGTGTTATGGTTCTATCATTCTTCACTTTCGTTGCTTTTGACGGGTTCAAGCCAATGCACATTACCAATGGTTTTGATTTGTCCCATATTCTCCAAAGTGCGTACCTGTAGTTGTTGCAGGCACTGAACTTTGCACCTCTGTCATCAACCATATTTTCAAATAGTAAATTCATATCTTAAAAACACCACTTTGATTAATAACTGTGAGTAATTTTTGCTTTCATCAGACGTACACTGTCACTGTTTATGGTTTTCAAACTATCATAACGAATACTGTAATAGTCGTTGATGATGAACCGGGTAGACCTTCTTTTACCACTGCCATTTAGAAAGTGTATGGTTTCCCCTTTGCGGTTCAGCAGGATCAATGAATCCTTACCAGGTGAAATGTTATGCACTTCTTTCAGCCTTGCCTGGACAATTCCAGTGGTCTTGAAACTTGGAGTGCAGCCAAAAGCCAACCCCATAAACAAGGCAATTGCAATTGCCCAATAAATACAGCCAAGATTATTGTCATCCTGCTGTTGATACTTTCTTTTCATGGTGTTTTGTTAAATAGGTTTTCTTAATCCAACTGTTCTTTCTCATTTTCCTGATGGCAACTTTATCAAGTACATACACATCGTCCTTTCTTCTTAAAAATTCCTTTATAGGTTTGAACGTTTTATAAGTGAATCTTATGACCGGATTGCATTTCGCATCACGCAACCGGAAATTATTTCCGTAGGCCGCAATCGTACCCCCCCCAATCAGTCCGGTGATCACCTGCTTTTGTAACTCGGTCATACCTTCTGTTTTTCATCGTTCAAAGTCATTGCCTCCACCATTCCCTGCACATCACTATAGGTAGTGTTCTTTACCATCACCCTTCCATCAGGGTACTTCATTGTATGCCTGTAAAAACCATCGATGTTGATACTGTCAGCAAGAAAGGCAACGATCTTGTCAGCAGTTTTTTCATCAATCTTCTTGACCTTATGGCCGTCATAGGTCTCATTGACGTGGTTGTACTTTTCGATGGTGTGTTCTACATGATTCATGTGTATATGGTTTAATTGTGTAACGATGTAGCTATTCCATAGGGTGACGGACTATTTGAATAAACTGCCGGTGGTCTCACAAACGCTTGCTTCTTTGCACCTTTGAATTTGATGTACCTGGTGCCATTGGTTTGCTTGTCCTGCTTTGGTTTCCATAGTGGAGAAAATCCCATTCTCCTAATTTTATCTGCCATGTGATAAGGGGTGCATTCGTAACGTTCGGCGATGTCTTCCACGAACATTGTTTTGTAGTTATCCCTGATGAACTGGTCACGCTTCATTCTAAATTCCGTTCGTGGTGATACTGTAGGCACGGCTGGCTTTCTTTCCTGCCAGGTACATTCGATGCCCAACACTTCCAGCCTTGCCTTCAGCCATTTCTGACTTCTGCCGATGTGCTTACGGATGTTATCACCTGTCATTGTATTGTGGTTCGCAATGATGAAGTCATTGATCCAGGAAGATGCCCGTTTCTTTTTCTCCCATCTAACAGGCAATAAGTGTTCTTTCAATTTTGCCTGGATAGTGGTAGTAGATAAAGTGAGTTGACCCGCGATCTGTTCAACGGTGTAACCAAGAAGTGCCATTCTTCTTAGCTCGATCAGTACCGTCAAGGCACTCATATCACTTACCCCTTTCATTGTTGACCTTTTCATAATAAAGTCTTTTACTTTGTTCTTATTTGTTCTACACTTCACACTTTCCTGTTTCGCTATTCTCGTGATCACGTTTTTTTGCATCCCTAATGCCTCTGACAATTGCGGTGCGGTCATGCTGAAAGCATTATACCTGATATAATCCCTTACCCACTGTGCCAATACTGCCATGTCATGCTTCTTTATTGCCGATCATGCTTAATTCGGCATTGAGAATATCAACGATCCTGTCACAGGTAGTGAATACGATATGATCATACCGTCCCACTTTCACCAGGTCAGAAAGTTTTTGTTCCAGTAATGATTCGATCTGATGGTTCATAGTGTTGAATTCATCGGTCATGATAACTTTAAACTGTGCCCACCGTTCATCGAAGGGTTCGGTATGTCTCACCTGGTCATCATCCCTTGTCTTCCACAGTACCGATAGCATGTCTGTGTACAATTGATTTTGCACGGTATAAGCGATATCTGGACCCATAGATCTGATCACCGTGTTAATGTGCATCTGCATCAGTCTAATGCTGGCTTCCATCTTGATCTTAAATATGTCCGTAAATAATTTTTTCATAGTGATTGTATTAAAGAGGTTTTAAAAATGGCCAGGCTGTAGAAACAGGCCCGGCACTAACCCATGTTCTCCCTAAAAAGAGCTTACCACCTTATTCCTTATCAACCTTACCAGTAATTGCAGTTGTGCTTTCACGATCAGACTGGCTTTATACATTTCATCAAGTTCAACGATTGGCGGTTCAACGCTTACCGCCTGTGCTTCGCTGATCATCTTTCCCTGTGTGGTATATTCATCGCTCTCACGTTCAAACGGGTTGAACTCATACAATTCTTGCAGGGAATACGCGCCTGTCGGGATGTATTGAATAAGATCACTAAGGCTAGGGTAGTTCGTTAATAATTCGGAAAGGCTTGTAGGTTTACTCATTGTTTTGGTTTTACATTTCAGCATCGGTTATATTCAGCGGCAGTTCAATTGCCTCACCCTTTTCGCCTTTGTACCGGCAACGGATGAACTGTCTTGTTCTGTTTGGTTTGTATGCCGCTTGTATGATGGCAATTGCATCAATGAACCCGGGATCACCCGTATCATCAGCCAACTTCTTTAGTTGGATCACCCTGCTCGCTTTTAATGTGCCGCCCTTGTCTTTGGATAACAGGCGAAGCACAGTATTCACCAGGTTCTTACTGTTCGCATCCTTTGCCATGCTGTTGATGTAGTCTTTCACTTTTGCAATTCCTATTTCGACAGTATCATCCCACCCGTCGGTTTGGTTGTAACCGACACTGATAGTGGTGCCTTCATCGGTAGTGAAGCTGTGACTGGTTTGATCATCCTGCCGGTCATATACTTCGCTCTTTGTCTTTACAAGGTTTTCAACCCCTTCATATACTCTTTTTTTTACGGAAGAAAGTAGTGCACTGGCTTGCTTGAGATCAGCAAACAGCCCTGGTATAACATCGTTCACCGCTGTCTTATACCCTTTTCGCTTCAATTGAATTTCTTTTTCCTTGTTCGCTTCCTCTTGCTTGAATTGGTTGAGCAGTTTTGCTCTATCCTTTTCGGACAGTTGAGATAGTTGAATTGTTTTTGCCATCGTTTTCGCTTTATGATTTGATAAATATTTTGCCTTCCATTGTTGCCAGCAGATCAGTTTCTAAAATTTCCTCACCGATCATTTGTTCTTTCCAGTCTTGGTAGTTGATGTCTTCATAGTAAATGCAGCTTTTTACTATGCCCATATCTTCCTGCATCCACTTGTATTGCCACCATTGCCAGTAGGTGTTCAATCCGTCTTCACTTTTTTCCTTTAACAGGATATCCTGGACGGTCTTACTGTTCGGGAATAACCGGCTGAAGGATTCAGCGAAGCGGCAACCGACATCAACCATCATTTCACTCCATTGAGCTTCTGTCAGGTCAAAGCGGTGGATCACCAGCCGCTTTGCCTGTAACAGTTCAGCCCCTTTTTCTGCGTTGTATAGCTTGCTTGCCATTGTTAGTTCAAGTTTGCTTTGAGTAATTCTCTTTCCACACACCTTCTGATCCTGCGACAGTCCTCCACGAACCGGACGTGATGCTTACCGGCACCATCACCGATCTGCTTTCTAACCGGATGGCATTCTTCGAAAATGCGGGACTGAATTTCGCGGCTCTTCACACCATTGGCTTCACATATCTTGATCACATCATCAATGGTGTACCCGTTCAGGTGGATATAGTTTCTTCCAAGGCGGCTGTCGAGTTCATCAAAACCGTCAATGTTATATCTCACACCGTTCTTGATGGTCTTTTCCAGGTTACCTGTACCGACAGGCACAACACTTAAAAAACCTTCGCATTCATTGTGAATGAAGATCAATGAAGTGAGTGCTGCCGGTTTCAGGCTGTTGATCTGGTCAACGATTTGTTGAGGTTTACTTTTAGCACGGACCTTGAAGAAGTCAGTGATCATCTCAATAAGATCATCAATGGTTTTAAGCCCATTGTCGGGATTTAGTCCAAGTGATCTGCACCACTTCTGCAAAAATTCACGCCTTCCCCATTTGCGGCATTCGATGCGAAATACAGATTGTGATTTATCAGCAGTGTAGTACAGTTTGGTAGCAACGCTCTTACCGGCACCGCCGTTTTCGGCGATAGGCACCCACATGCTTCTGTCTTTGGCAAGGTTCAGAAGCCTGGTGATCGACTTCTTGTTAGCGGTTTCTGCGATCACCCACCCGGTGCTACTGTCAGGCATGTGGCTTAATGATGCCTTCACCTTCATCCATGCGTCATCACCTTTGGTATCATACTTCATAGATGACATCATGTGTGCTGTTGAATCGCTGATACCGCAAACGTTGGCAACTTTCTGCCAGCTGTTGAATTTCTCGTAAGCATCCTGCAATAGTTTTGCGATCTGCTTTTTTTCTTCGAAGGTTAATTTAGGGTTCATGTGTATTTTGTTTATGGGTTATAATTGGCTTAGAATTTCATCGTTTGCATCAGGTATTGTTGGTTCATCCGTAACAGCAGTATTGCTACCAACCTTATCACTGTAGTTGTTGAGGATATTATCCTCGATCATGTTATACTGGTGCTTTGGTGTGCTGTTTGGTGAAAGGAAACTAACTATATCACTTCCTGATGCCATTTTTAATGAATACTCCTGTTCTCTTTGAAGGTTGATCTCCCTGATGATGGCTTGTTCCCTGTTCAGCTTATCGAACTCTGCATTAGGTCCGTACAGTTGCGGTGCATCAATCTCATTAGCAGTTCCCAGGTATTTCTTAACAGCCTTGTCGCTGATCTCATACAGGTGTATTGTACTAAGGTCTTCCAGTTGGTAAACGATCAACACCTTGTCGTACTGGCTGATCACATTATGATCGGTACAGCGATACATGAAAGGATACTTTTGTATCTCGGTGGTGATCATGCCGCCTCTTTTGATCTGCAACTCTTTTTTAAGGCCGAACAGGTAGGTGAACTGGTGAGAAGAAATCTCGATCACATGCGGCTTTTCGCTATCAGCATGTAGTTGCTTTGGTGACTTCTCAACCTGCTTATGTTTGCGGCTGTACTTGCACAATTCAGTGGTACGATATGCTTCAAGGAGAATGTCAGTTTCATCACATGCCCCATCGAAATCAAATTTTTCCTTTCTTGCTTTTGCTTTCATCTGCTTCAGGTATTCTTCACTTCTGTGTGCAGATTTTCTTCTACTCTTAATACCTAAACCATAGTAGTAATCGCTGTCTTGCATGAAACAATCCTGCCATGTCAGGAAGAACCTTTCTATTTGGGCTTTACCCGTTGCCTTGCTTGTTTCGGTGACCTTTACGCCACGGTTCTTTATATCAGTTTCAAAGTTTTGATATTCTTCCGTGTCGTGTCCAGGGAACCTGTCACGAACAAGTTGGTAAGGCAGGTAGCCAGTTTCTTTTACGGCCATTTTAAGAGCATTCAAATACATCCAACGATCTTCAGCAAGGCTGTATGAATAGCCTAAAATATCGCCACTGTGAACGTCTCGTATACAAACGATGTACAGGTATGCCATGCCTTTGGTTCCATCAGCGTATGTGTGCTTATGGTCTATCAGGTTTACCCTGGTTCCGTCCATCTGCCAGCAGTCACCTGCAAACAATGCATTCTTTATAGGAACGTATGTCTTATGCATCACTGCCAAACGTCCATTATCACCGAATCTTCCCAGTGCTGTTAGATAGTTGGTATTAGGTTCTTCCATGATGCTTCCTATCCATCTTTCACTTGGAACAGGCTTGCCAGTTACGGCACATGCATACTGTATCTTCCTGATGATATAACTGTTAGTGAAGTTCTTACCCATGCCACGCAGTGTAAGAACCCAACTTCTGACCTCCTGGTCATTGAACAGGCTTCTGTTATCGTTGCCCGCGCGGGGGAGCTTGATTACATCGCTTATCTGATCACCAGTCATCACAGCGATCACTTTATCTTTCAGGCAACGGAAGTTGTGTGGTATGTATTTCAGGTCTTGCTGCTGGAAATATGTTGCCGCCTCAATCCAGAAATCTTTTTTACGTACATCAATTTTGTTGTTGGTTACATGATCAATGCAACCTTGTATAAGTGCGGCAGCTTTGCTAAGTGATTCCTGCTGTTTCTCATTGCAGTTCCCGTACAGGTGCAGGTAATTGGTGAAGTGGGTGTTGAGATATTCGGCAAAGACATCAGCGATCAATTCGGCTGGTGCTTCCTGGACTGGATCATTAGCCATGTCAATGAGTTCATACCTGGTAGGCAATTGATTCCTGTAGTAAGTCGGTGCCTTATTCGGAATTCCTTCATAACGGTAGTAGAAAGAACCGTTGATCTTTTCCCATTCCCAACCCTGACCCGTTTGTATAAATAGCGGGCGGCATCTTTTCCGTAAGTAGTCTTCTGATAAAGTAAGAAGCAATCGAAGCAAATAGTCCTGATTTAACCAGGGCATTTGTACTCCTTCGTTCTTTCTTATAATGATGTCACGGTTCTTGGTGGTACTCATTTGGTGGTATCAATTAAATTTCAATGGTTGCTTAATACGGGTAAGTTTCTATTTTGAGAAACTAATGTTGCCATTCTAATCTGATTTTGTATTGCACGTTGGCGTTCGATTAATGGCTTTCTATGTTTTGGATGCGTGCAAAGTGTTTTGATTAACAGAATAGTGCTCCTTTGATACAATTTTTTGATTTGGGTGGTCATGTTGATAGGTTTGATTATGGGTTATGCTGCCAATAATTTTTCTACAGCTTTAACAAGGTTGTTCTTCAGTGTATCCTTTCCCCGTTTGTAATTCAGATAAGTGTTCCTGATCAGTTTGGCTCGCTCTTTACCATTCGGGGTCTTCATTTTTCGGCCACTCATTATTTGCCGGATATACTGTGAGGTAGTGCCAAAAATTTCAGCAACTACTTCAGCAGCCTCATCCCGCTTATGCCCCATTTGGGGTATTGCCGCTAATCTTCTTTTTTGCATATCTTAGTTTCGAATTGTGAAACCAAAAATATAGAGCTTACTCTACATTTCAAAATAAAACGGAGATTATTTACTCATGCCTGAAAATACCAAACAAAGAATCTTGCAATACCTTGATAATAAACAGATAAGTAAAAGAGAGTTTTACCTTAAAACCGGCTTGTCAAATGGCTTTCTCGATAAAGTGGACAACATTGGGTCGGATAAATTGGAGAAAATAATCTCCGCGTATGGCGATTTAAACTTATCCTGGTTAGTGTCTGGATCTGGGGATATGATTGTCTCTGAATCGGGGGCTTTTCTATCCCAAAAACGAAAAGGATACAAGAGCGAATTCAACACTGTTCCAATTATTGATGTAAAGGCCGCTGCAAATTATAAATCTGGATATGTGACTGATGGCTATATTGACACATTAGATAGAATGATTATCCCTTCATCATTGATTGGCCATAAAAAGCACTACGTTTTTAGGAACTGGGGAGATAGCATGCACCCAACGCTGTATGATGGAGATTATGTAGTTGCTAGTTATGTTGACAAAAGCGAATGGCAACACATTACTGACAATTTGGTTTACATTATTATTATTGACGGGCAGGGTATTTATATCAAGAGACTTAAAAAAAGTTCGAAAGAAAAAAAAATATCCTTTCGTTGTAGGTCCGACAACAGAACACATCCTTCATTCAATGCAGAAATTGAAAAAATAATTGAAATTTGGAAAGTATCCTGTAAGATTTCCTTCAATCTCCCAAATGAAAATGAGAATATATATAACAAGATCGATTTCCTGGAAGAAAGAATTGAAAAATTGGAGCATCAAAAAAAATAGTATGAAAATAGTAATTACATTATTGTTGTTTGCAACAACAGTTAACGGCCAACAGAATTTTAAAAACGGATGTATCGGAATGTTTTCAATCGGTAATGAGAAAGCGTTTATGGATTCTGTTATTTCTTATACTCCCGGGTATAAATTTCTAAAGGACACGTCTTTATATGGGACCAATTCACACATTTACGTCTACACTAACATCGAGGGTGACGAACTTCAATTTTGGTTTTCCAAAGTATTATATGGTGAAGATGCCAATAGAAAGATAGCTGGAACACCCATGCTAAGTTTTGATAAAATTGTAGGTCAATTTCTCACAGTCGAAAAAATATATTTGAATTATTATGGTAGAGAAACTGATATTGGTGCAGTCACTAAAAATGGACGTGATACTTGGAAACCGGTGTGCAACGGAAAAGAAGTATGGGTGCGATTCCGAACTATCCAAAGAAAGGGATATTGGGAAATAGATTTATAGCGGAATGTCAAAGAACTTATCAGACGACTACAGACCTGATTTCTGCTTTATCACTTTCTCAACGTTCAGTGCATCGCCTTGCGTTTCCACATACTTCTTACCTGATATAAATGGATCGAAGTAGTTGCAGGTATAGGTAAGGAGATCGTAAATGCTACCATCCGCATCAATTGGCGTTTCATTTACTCGTTGTTGTTTGCTGGTGTTATCGCTTTCAAAATCATCCAGCAGGTATCTTGTAATAGACAGGAACTGATACTGCTTTAAACCTTCTTCAATGTTTGTGCTGAAGTTTTCAGTCGGCCATGTAGCATCTTGTACAACGTGGTATTCGACAGTCATTATACCATTGTATGTCTTTCCACTTTTTTCCCATTGAATGCTTCTGTTAACGAATATGGCTGGTAGTTCGAACAGATCAAATGCTTCCGGGTTCAGCGGCTGGTTCCGGAATTTGTCAATAGTCTTGATGAATGGAAGACCCTCATCTTCGTACATATTTTTATTGTCTTCAAAAAGCTGGTTTAAACGAGTTATAAACTTATCCATCGTTATCGTTTTATTTTTTCACTGCTCTGATCAATTCGGCAGCGATCATTCTTTCAATTTGTTTATCCATTACAGGACTTGCACCCATGTATTGTCTTCTCGGCATTTTGAACTTTACTTTTCGTGTATGCTCTTTTACAGTGGATCTCCCTACTTTTTCCCGTCTTCCTTTTCTTACCCTGGTGTGCGGCTTTCTTTCATGTTCTCCAATCGTTGCCGTTGTATTAACAGTGCCCCCCTCATTGTGTATACGTGCATAGTCTTTTGTTAGAGTACTGGTACCAATCAATGCGGCATCCTCTCTGACAAATATTTTATGCGGGTCTCGCTTCAGCCTTGCACTCTTTACCAGGATAGCACGTTTGCTTTTCTTCCTTCCTCTTTGTTTTGTTTTTTTCCACGGTTCTGTTCTTGCGCCTACCCAGTTTTGTTGACGAAATCTGTCTTTAACAAAATTCACTGCAATGGTTGCGGCTTTCCCGGGAAGTGTTCCGTATACTTTTGTTACACGGTTCATCATCGCTATATATTCTGACAGTTCATTCATTAGTTGTATGATGTTTCTACACCACGAAGTAGTCTTACAAGCATCTCTTTCATGTATGCTTCGAAATCCACTTTACTCATTGGCTTACCATCATCGCCTTTTACGTTCATCTGTTCTACGTTGCTAAGATTTCCAATATTGATAGTGATATTGCGGACCTGCTGTGCTTTGCCGCTTACACTTGTTTCACCCGACTTTGGTGTTTTGGTTCCGGTGACATTGAACGGGGTTCCTTTTCCTGTACCGCCAGTTGGCATCAATGGCTTTTGTTCTTCAACGATCTTGCCCGATGCTTTCATTTCTTCATAGGTATAAGTGAACTCCGTTGGTTCCTCTTTCCTTTTCATTTCTTCTTCTTTCTCTCTAATGATCTGTTCGGGTGATTTTCCGAACTTGTCAGCAACCCATTTAAGGCCATCGACAATCAACTTAACAAGACTAGCGATGGCGCTTACTATAGTTTTTACAACTTCAAATGCTGTTTGTAGTATTCCTGTTGACTTGATCCATTCAATCAGGTCAAGGATGATCCCTGCAATCGGCTTGGCAATTGCCCATACCAGCTTACCCACTTCGCTTAATATCTCCCATATACCGATGAAAATGTCTTTAGCGACCACCAAACCTCGTTGTACGAGGGGCAACAATTCATCACCCAGTTTTCCAAATGTTTCGTTGACCGGTTGGCCGATCTCGATCATGGTCTTTTTCAATGTGTTTCCCATGACTGTCCAACTCTCACCACTCAACTTTGCATTTTCCATCGCCGCTGCAAGTTGACCACCACTGTTTGCAGTGAAGTCCAGAACTCCCTTTAGTTTTTCAGTATCCTGTGTCATCGAAGCAATAGCACTACCGGCTTCCATATCAAAACCGATCTGATCTAAAAAGCTAACCTTCTGTGAATCGTTAAGACCTTGCATCTTTGTTTTCAACTGTGTGATAATGTCAAGCAATGGCCGCATCTTACCTGTCGCATCAAATACATCTATACCCAAACCCTTCATACCTTTCTTTGTTGATGTGCCGAATATGATCTGCTGATCACTTAATGCCTTGAATACATTCTGCAAGCTGGTTGCTGATTGCTCTGCACTCATACCTTGTGCAGTTAAATAAGCATAAGCACCGGCAACTTCTTCCAGGCTGGCACCAGCTTGCCTGGCACCAGGTATAATTTTAGGTAAGTACTGGGCTATGTCTGAAAATTCAGCGTTCCCTTTATTGAGTGTGGCAAACAATATATCGTAGACCTTAGTTATATCTTTTACTCCTGAACTATTCATAACGCTGACACCGGCACCGGCCACAGTTTCAATATCTGTAAAGCCTGCTTTGGCTGCATGAAGTGTAGGAACTAAAGCCTTTAGTGCGCTGTTTGTGTCAAGGCCTGCTGAAAGTATTTTATTAAAAGCAAGCGGAACATCCATCAGATCACCAGTGTTGTCTTTGCTGGCCCCGATTTCCAATAGCGTATTACTCAATCCCTTCAATTCAGTTTTGCTTAACTGTGCTGTTACGTTTGCCTTGGCCATGTCTTTACTCCAGTGCGCTGCCATTGCGCTGGACTTAGCATATACCATTATTAGCGCAGTGGCACCGGCTATGATCTTTGTGTACGGGTTTGCCAGCACGTTCATTGCCCGGTCGAGCATTGGTATTTCATTCCGCATCGACTGGAATGCTTCAATATGATGTTTCTTTAAGCTACTTATCCGGTCCTTCATATTCTTGATATTTTCATTCAAGAATTTATTGGCACTGGTTATGCCCGCCTTCATCTTGTTTTTTAGCTCCAGCAGCAGCGTGACCTTTGCTTGTCCTTGCATAATAAAAAATTTTATATCTTTGTAATCAACGTTGTGAACACCGAGTGTTCCTTAAACCGTAATCACCAGGTAAACGACTTCCGCTGGTGTTCCAAGAAGTCAATACCCCTTTAATGGGATGGTGGTTGCGGTTTTTTATTTCCCTTGATCAATAGACCTTTTCTCGCTTCATCAGTTTTCAATTCATACCAGGTATTTATTTCAACATTGTTTGCACCCAGTGATGTATTTACTACAATGCTCTTACCATCGTAGTGCTTTATGTAGTTGGTCTGAAATTTCTTATCCTTCCATTCTGTCAAGAATACTTCATCCGGCTCTTCCAATACATCATTGACGAACGGAAACAACCGGTGCCGGTCCTCTGTGATGTACTTTCCTTTAGTGTGTGTATCGAATGCCTTTTCTTTCAGGATCAGTGAACGGCTCAAATAGTCTTTATAACCCATGTAGTCAGTGCCATCTTCTTTTTTGAAAAGCTCTTTTACATTCTTCGCTGTAATTGTTTTATCGGTCTTCAGCTTTTCATATCCTGACAGATCACTGAACTTTGTTAGACCATATTGACTGTAGTCCATTTTCTTTATATCATCACCAAATCCTTTATCCTCGATGTAAAACTGATTTTCCAGGAAGACCTGGCCGATCTCGCCACGATTTACACCAAACATCTTTTCCTGTTTCTCATTCCACCCGATCAAACTCTTTCCTTCTTTACCTGTTGTGATCTTCCCGGAGGTTACACCTAAGTATTGTATCATTTCACACCTGCAACCATAATCGTTAGGAGGCCACAGGTTCCTTGCTTCTGTGTCCTTCAGTGAGAACAGTCTTCCATCAAGCACGGCGTGTGATGCTCTTACCTGACTGTCACCAATGATCTGATATTGCACAACGTCTGTTACATCCTGCATTTCCTCGATGAACTGTTGATACCGGCTTGCATTCTGTCCAACAGCAACGGTGAAGTTGTATTCGGTTTGAA